ACCTCCAAGGGCTTCCCACAGGTTGGGCAAGGTCTAATTTTTCTTGCCTGACGATGGGCGCGATCTCTCTGCTCTGTCTCAAGTGCACCTAAAAGGCCATGCCAAAGATTCGGATTTGGCTCGTGTTCTGCGTAATCTTCAAGATGCCGTCTGATCTCATCGGTAGCCAGGACGAGAAACTTATCATCCAGAAGCTGAATGTGACGCTTGATATAATCAGCGACTACCATGGGCATACAAGTATTCCTGCCCATCGCATACCGCATTGCTGACAGCAGGATCAAACGAAAGTCAGCGTTACAGATAGGGGCGAGCAGGTCCTGAGGGCACAACAGAAACTCCTTGCCATTATTCATGCATACGCGCAGCGGTCGCTGTCCCTCCGTTACCAGATTCAATAGACTACTGGTTCGCTCTTTCAGTTCATCAATGGTGATCGATTCGTAGTCCTGACACGGGTTTGCTTCATAATTCATCATCTGACCTCCAATCAGTTTATCCTCGCTATGAGGTGTTGGCATTGTAGCTCTGGCTGCCCGGAGGTTCAACCGTTTCTTTTGCAGCTCGAAAAGAAATCCAATAGAGCCTGAATTCGTGCGGATTTATCATTTTCTTGCTTTTCCTGCCCAAATGTGCTACCATTATAAACAACACTGTCAAGTGTTGGAATAGGCCTTGGCAGTATGGCTGCAATAGACCGAATGCTCTGCCAAGCGGCAGGGCATTTTTTGTATATCGGTACGGAGGAGATATTTATGTCTGTGAGTTATAAAAAACTCTGGAAGCTGCTCATCGATAAGGACATGAAGAAAAAGGACCTGTGTGAAAAGGCAGGTATTAGCCCAGCATCTGTCACCAAGATGGGGCGGAACGGGCATGTTACCACAGAGATACTCGTGAAGATTTGTGCGGCGCTTGATTGCCGGATTGAGGATATTGTAGAGATTGTTTCCGAGGAGAATGTGGGGGATTTGAAATGACACTTGCCGAAAAATTAAGCACATATGATGAAAAATATTGGGACTTTTCTGAATATAGAAATGACGCGCCTCTTGTTAGATACCCCGCAGTAATGGTTGCACCCATGCAAGCGTGTATACTAAAAGAAATCATCAACGCCGACCCTACGACATCAACAGTATTAGATCCATTTTGTGGTTCTGGGACAGTGCTGTGCGAGGGGCAAAAATTGGGGCTGAATGTTATGGGATTTGACATTAATCCCATGGCTGTGCTAATTGCGACAGTGCAATTGGAGGGAATTCCCGAAGATTGTGCAGTTAGAAGCATTAATGCTATTAATACTCGACTTACCATGCTTAACGGGAATGTAAAATCATACGCTTTTAAGAATATTAACAAATGGTTTAACGACGATATTATTGTTTCGTTAAGTGTCATTAGACAAGCGATAATTGAGGAAACAAATGAGCGGATGCGCCGGTTCTTTTGGTGTTGTTTTGCAGAAACGGTGAAAAAGTTCAGCAATACCCGGACATCGACCTTTAAACTTCATATAAAAGAACAATCCAAAATTGAAGCAACAGTCGATGATACCATCACTTTTTTCAAGGAACATATACAAAACAATTATCTCAAATACGTCAAAGATAGCACGAGTTCTATTTGTATAAAGTGTGGAGATTCAAAAGAACATTTGGCCGCCATGGTTGCTGATTCTGTTGATTTAATATGTACTTCTCCCCCCTATGGAGATAATCATACCACCGTGACGTATGGACAGTTTTCAATACTTCCTTTATTGTGGATAGATAAAAAAGATTTACACATATGGGATGACACCATATTGGAAACCTTCACGGCAATAGACAGTGCAAGTCTGGGAGGACGGGTTAAAAGGAAGCCTGTAACTGCACATCCATATAGTGAATTTGTGGGGGCCATATCTTTGGAAAAACAAAAGAAGGTTATTGCTTTTCTTGAAGACTACGAAAAAATTTTCAGTTTGTTGGCAAGGGTTCTAAAGCCAGGGAAATTGTTGGTTTTGACTTTGGGAAATCGGAGAGTTGATAATAAGGAAATTGCTTTTGATGTCTTTAATGATATGTTGGCTCAGAAATATGGTATGGAATTAGATTCTACAATTACAAGAAATATTATCGGTAAACGAATGCCTACAAAAGTATCTTCCATAAAAGAAGTTGGCGCTGTAAAGTCGATGAGCAAGGAGTATGTCAAAATATACAGAAAGGGATATGAGCATGGCTAAAGAGAAGTTAAAAATGGATTCGGCTCAAATTGCCCAAATAATGGGAACCGTTGGCAGCCCCCTCATTGTAATTTCAGAATTGCTAAAAAATGCTGTCGATGCCTCGGCGGAGAATATAGACATTTATTACGACTTTGACTCCAGAAGCATAACTGTCGAAAATGATTATAAAGGTTTTACTTTTGAAGAAATTCAAAATCTTTCTCGACCTGGCATTTCCGCGAAAAAGAAAGGCAAAAACTTGACTAATGAACGAGGTATGTTTCTGACCGGAAGCAAAGGATTGGGTCTGCTTTCAGTTTTTTTGCTTTGTGATAAAGCAGAAATATTTACCTCTCCATCAGACCACAGCGTACATAAAATAACTTTTGACAAAAAGACCGGTGCGATAGAAAGTCTAACGTTAAAACAAAATTCCCCAAAAGAATACACAAAAGTTATTTTAAGGGATGTAAGCAAAGAAATCATTTCTTTTTTGTCTTCTGAAGCAGAAGTTCGCAAATTACGTCACATTTGCACAAGCCTTTACAAAGGAGGAGATGTCCCGTTCCCTCAAATGCAGTTGCACATAATTAATGAACAAGTAGATTCTCGGCATAATATTAATTTTACATGTGACTTCCCACCAATGCTTTATGACGTAACTTTTGGTTACTCAAAAAAGACTAATGTTCTTCGTTTTTGTTGTAATTCCACCAATAAACAAATTACAAGCGATGAAATTACTCTCACGGATTTTGCGTTAGCTGATTTACAGAAAATTATGCTTGAGAAGTATGGTATCAAAGAGACTATACCGACACGGACCAACGACTTATTCCTTAGTGATTTCAGTTCTGTTCCGACATTCGAAGGGCAGATCCTTGTATATGAGAAAAGTTTGGCAGGTGCCCAGTTGAAAACATACGGTGCTGGGGTCAATGTCTATGTAAATGAGTTTGCATTATAGAAACTTACCATGGTCTAACCACTTCTAAACCCCTGCAATTACGCTGTTTTCAGAGTAGTTAGAAGCGAATAGATGCCGAGAAATGTAGGTAACTCGTGCATTATTTCTATACTACTCCTGCATCTATATTCCTACACAAAGTCAGCCTCTTCGTTGTGCTGAGTGCCTTTATTGGTGCTCCCACTTCGGGGAGGCTTTTCTTTGTTTTTACAAGCTATTTTATTTTTTCGATTTCGTCTTTCAGCCACTCAAATTCTCTTTGAGTATAAACCTTTTCGGTGATGTCAGAGATCTTGTGACCGACCATATATTTGATTGCATACTCATCGACACCGTACTTCTTAGCCATCGTCACAAAATGTTTACGACCATCATGCGGTCTATGCTCGGGGTTCAAATTCAATTCATCTCGAATCATACAGAATCCTTTTTGGTATCGAGCATAAGTAAGTGCAGTGTTTTTGCTGCGAGCAGTCGGATTAACATAATTGAGCAGATACAGACTTCCAAGTTCCTGAGCCTCTTTATATTTTCGCTCAACCAAATGACGGATCTTCGAGTGAATAGGAACAACACGATCTGTGCCAGCATCAGTTTTAATACCGCCTCGGAAAGTCCAGCTTTCCAAATCCACATTTTTTAATTCCAGCAAACCAAGTTCTTGGGGGCGCCAACCAGAATAGCACTGGATGAGCAGAACGTCTACAAGCATTTTATCATCAGCGTGTTTCCAAAGCAAGTCCATCTCTTCGTCCGTAAAAGGAATATGCTCGTTCTTAACTGTGACAATTTCCTTGATGGTTTCCTCACTGAGGTTAAAAGTTCGTGAATAGTTCCGGTCAACAAGCTCGTACTCCAAGGCATAATCAAGCAACAAGTTAAACAAAGACTTGATCTGGTTCTTCATGGATGCGCTCGGCGTCTTCTCTTCACCTCGAACCTTCGATATGCCTTCGTCCATACAACCTTTTACATGACGAGCGCGGACATCTTTGACTCGCATATCATACACGGCCGAGCAATACCCCCATGCTGAAGCTACCGAACGAGTGCTTTTAACCGTCTTCTCGTATTCGGCAAGCCATTTCTCATAAAGCTCTTTCATAGTGATAGATGGTTCAAGGTCGTAAGGGTTCTTATTGTACTCGACAAGAGCAGCGTAGGCATCGTTGTATGTCGGAAAGTATGACTCCGGTTTAAGAGGTTTGCAGATAGGCCGTCCGTTCGAATCCTTTCCGACACTTATCATCGCTCGAAATGGGTTGCGGAGATTCCGATTCTTGATCTCACTGATCTGCCCGAAACCATTTGGCAGCCTACGGCGTTTGTTGTTCTTGTTCCGAGTTTTTCTCGGTTTTATATTTGGTTGCAATGGAAACCCACAGTGAGGACAAGAAACTGCTTTGTCACTTACTTGTAATTCACATTCAGGACATTTTATCAACACTATTATCACCTTCCCCCATTGATTTGCTATTAGTAATCATATATCATAAGTGTAGGAATGTCAACTCCTACACCGAACTTTTTTAATCAGAGAAAAGAGAGAGCATATATGATTAGTGATAACCAATCAATCTGCCCAAAGTGCGGAGGGCAGCTTAAATACTACGATCATGTTCAAAGATTGGTACGGACGAAATTCGGCAACAAAAAATGGGTAGCTATCAGAAGACTTCGGTGCTGTAAATGCCATGCAGTTCATCGAGAGCTTCCTGACTTTATATTTCCGTATAAACAGTATGAATCGGACATTATTATCGGCGTTCTTGAAGGTCTTATTACTTGTGAGACTTTAGGGTTTGAAGATTATCCTTGCGAAATGACAATGATTCGTTGGCGCTTGTTTCCACCGAGGTTGTTTTTACTAACAGCCGTTCCTAACCTAAAATAGCGGTTGAAAGGAGGCAAACGCCAATGGAAGAAATTATATTTGCATCGGGGTCTGTCCCGGTAGCAGTTGCAGCACGAGTCTACGGGAAAGACGCATCCTGGATTCGAGCCGGCATCGTATCTGGGTGGCTACCGATCGGAAAAGCTACTCGGAGTGGGAAGCTCATTACGAATTTAGAGGAAATGAACTCTAAGTACGGACGCATCAACTTTTATATTTCGCCTAAGCTCCTCTGGCAGGAGACCGGCTATATATGGAGGGGTGAACGCACATGAGTACGTTGATACGACCGGAACTTTCCGAAACTAATCGTTACTGGATCGAGAAACACCGCTATTACGAATTGAAGCATTTCTGCTTACAGTACCCATTATGGCGTCATGCGTACAATTCGTTAATAGACTATCCGTGTTCATGGCCACAATTGGTTCCGCCCTGTAAAACGAATGTTGTTAGCGATCCCATTACCAAGCATATTGATGAGAGGATGTACTATGCCGACCGCATGAAGATGGTGGAACAGGTTGCAAAAGAAACGGACGAAGAGCTTTCGTGTTATATTTTGGAAGCTATAACGGAGGGTATTTCATATGACCATTTGAAAGCCAGAACCGGTATCCCATGTTGCAAGGATGTTTATTACGACTTGTACAGACGGTTTTTCTGGCTGCTTAGTAAGGAGAGACAGTAATGAAGATTGTAGATATTGCAGTGAAAAAAGTCTATCGCTTCAACTGCCCGAATTGCCAGAGTAGGCTTGAAGCCGACAGCAGTGAGCTGACAGACATCGGAGGCAAAGTAAGCAAGTTCTATTGCCCCGTATGCCGTAAAGACCGATATATAACCTGGTCTGACTTACGGAAGAAGATCGTCTACGAGGGTTCGCAAGAATAACAGTGTCCTTTATGGAGAAGTGAGAGCTGATGCACTATAGCATTGGCTCTTTCTTTTTTCTAACTTAGATTAAAACCCGGATGGAGGTGACAGGTATATGTGTTAAATTAGTATCTGGAAAAATCCCCGGGTTGAAATTTTTGAAAAACAATTTGAAAGGAGATCACCGTGGAAGTTGTCTATGTAGTTATCGGAATTATGATTGGGTTTGCCGTCTCATCTATCATTCGCCGAAAGCATCCAGTTGGTTTTTTGCGTATTGACAAGTCTGATCCGGACGGACCCTATCTTTTTCTTGAACTGAAAAAGAGCGTTAATGAAATTATAGCTCAAAGAACTGTCCTATTAGAAGTGAAGCGTGAAGACTTTATTCCGCACAAATAACACTTCCTTTTATGGAACCCTATTAAAACGAAAGGAGAAACGAATATGGGTGAAGAAAACAGAAGTTTGTTGGAAGAGGAGATCAAAGCCGAAATTAAACGCTTGGGATCTCTCGAATCCGGAAGTCAGGAGCATACCACAGCAGTGGATAGCTTGACGAAGCTGTACAAACTGAAGCTCGAAGAGGACAAGAACACCTATGAGCGTCTGGATAAGATCGAGAATCGTGAAATCGATCAGGAGTCCAAGACGGCTCAAATGGCAGAGTCTGTCAAAGATCGATACTTCAGATTTGGTATGGCTGCCGCTGAGCTGGTGCTGCCATTGATGTTCTACGGCGTTTGGATGAGACGAGGTTTCAAGTTCGAACAGGACGGAACTTTCACCTCCCAGACATTCAGAGGTTTATTCAGTCGATTCAGACCGACTAAGAAATAAACCGGTTCCAAAAGCGGAGAGTTCGTGTATACAACACGTTCTCTTCGTTTTTCTCCTGCTCGAAATTTACAAGGGCTATTGTGAGAGATGTAAAAGTGCTTTTTATCTCTTGATAAAATACTGATGGCCGCTATACTTAATAGTGCCACACAATATCAAGGAGGTAATTTGCAATGAGCTTTTTTAACGACGCGCAGAGAGACGGTTTACTTACTGGACGGTATATTTGCAGTGAATGCGGAGGACTTATGGAATTTGAAGACGAGTGGGAAGATACTTTAGTATGTCCTGCTTGCGGTCACTCCGTCGATTTAGAGCATTATGGTATGGAGAACGATGAAGAATATGATGCTCTATATCCGACCAGAGATCAAATCTGCGACGACTAATTAAGACTATTAGCAAAGGGGAAGGAGTCCTGACGAGGGCTCTTTCTCTTTTCTTTTTATAGGTGATGGATATGCGATACCACTTTGACAAACCGGAAATTTACTTGTCCTTGTATGGCGAGCGTTATATTTGCGAGCATCCGGTTTACAATAGCTGCACTCTCTACAGAATTGAGAAAAGAGGTTTAGCAGTAATTCAGCAACGATTTGACTCCGAGACGAAAAGTACATGGTGGAGCGAAGTTGACCCTTGGATTACTGACGCTTTATATTTGCACCCTGATTTTCGAGAATACTTTGAAATGAGGGCTGGGGTGTCTACGGACGGAATATACCCTACTGTAACGGTTCGCCAAATTATGTGGGCATTAAAAATGAAACCAATTCAGAAAGAACGATGGGAAACCGTATTCGATAGACGGGATATCTAAGCGCAAAAAACGCATCTCCCTTTATGAAAACCATTGAATTTTGAAGGGAGACATGGATTATGAAAACACTAAAGAACAAGCTATATGCTGTAGTATTACTTATTTGTGGGTACTTACCGGTACTTATTGACAAAGATGCAACAGCGTTAGTATTCTTTGCATTTATCGCAATACCGTTATTCTTTGCAAAAGAAAACTGGATTTATTGAGGATTGAGCCGCTAACAACGGCTCTTTTCTTTTCGCCAAAATTACAGCTCCTGTTATGGAAAACGATGCTATTTGAAAGGAGTAAAAGGAGCATGGACGAAATGAAAATTGGTTCTAAATTCACTACGAACATTATCTCGAAATTGGCGAGTTTAGCAATCCGAAAGAAATTTGGTTATGATGTAAAACTGAATTTGAATGAGGTAAAAGCCACAGTCGTTGACGGAAAGACGCATGTTCATCTGGATATAGATGCCGATCTTGAGAAAGATGAACTTACTAAAATCCTGAAAAGTATTGGTTTGTAAAATCTGAAAGGAGCTGCTAACAACGGCTCTTTTCTTTTGCCGCGCGAAATTTACAAGTCTTATTATGAGAGACGGGTTAGCTCAGTTGGTAGAGCGCCACACTTCCGTGGAGGTCGTCGGTTCGAATCCGATACAGTCTCTCTTGCTTTTTATTTTCGCATGAAAGGAGAAAAGACATGAGCATCGATCAGCTTGATTTAATCTTGTATGACATGTACCGCATGGACGCTTGGCTGCCGCCTTTGTTTGGTAAATGGACTGAAGATTATAAAAAAGCGAGTTACTCACAATGGGCTGTCGACGAGCTCAGAGATTTTATCGCCGAACGGATTTACCCTCGAAAAGAAGGGTCTATTGATGAATTCTGTAAGCTCACGCATGAATTCATGATGAAGACCGCTAAGTATGCGAGGGTGAATCCAAACACAAGTCTTATGTTTCGATCTGCCAGTGAAATGGCAGCGAACATTTTAGATCTTCTAAGGGCTATGGAATAACAAAAACATGAAAGGAGAAAAGACATGAGTAAAAACCAAGCAATTCAAAAGTTGCTGCATAAGTCAGGGCTTTGTATCAGGAAATACTCGCCTGTTGCTTTGTCTTGTGTAGCATCAGCCGGCGTTGTGGTTACTGCAATCGCCGCAGCCAAAGCGACCCCACGAGCAGTAGCGTTAGTTTATGCAGACAGCCGCAAAAAGCATGATGGCGATCCATATGCGTACACCAAGAAAGAGGCGTTCATCGCTGCATGGAAATGTTATATTCCGGCGGTAGCATTTGGGGCTTCTACTATCGCTTGCATTATGGGCGCTAATGCACTAAACCGACGTCAACAGGCAGCACTAACAAGCGCATATGCGCTTGTCCAAAGTTCTTATAAGGAGTATAAGGACAAGCTGAAAGAGCTCTATGGTGAGGAAGCTCATAATGCTATCGTAGATTCTATCGCCAAAGAAAAGTGCAAGGACATCAGTATCTCTGCTAATGGAGGTTGGTACGATTCTTCTCTCGATTTTGGTGAAAGCATGGAGCCAGAAGTCTCCCGCACTTTCTACGATAGCTTTTCACAAAGATATTTTGAGTCGACCATCGAGAAGGTCATTCAGGCTGAGTACCATCTGAACCGCAATTTCATGTTTGCAGGTGTTATTCCTCTAAATGATTTTTACGAGTTTCTCGGACTTGAAAAGACGGAACTCGGAGATGCCGTAGGATGGTCAAGCTGTAATGGCGATATTTATTGGATCGACTTTAACCATCACCGACTCACTTTGGATGACGGCATGGAGATATATGTTATCGACATGGTTTTTGAGCCTACAGCTGAGTGGATGGAAGATCTGTAAGTTCGCAAAAAATACATTTCACTTTATGAAAACGAAAAGGAGGTTTCGCTTTATGAATAATGCAAAATTGGTTAAAATCCTGGGTCTTGTCGCTACCGCAGTAGGTATGGGGGCTACGCTCCTCACTGACTGGGTGAACGAGAAGAAGATGGAAGAAAAAATTGATGAACGCATCAATGAGAAGCTTGCCGCACTTAGCGATGAAGAAGACGAGGAGTCCTAACAAGGGCTCTTCCTCTTTATCCGAACGATATGTGTGATGCAAGCACGGCTGTTTCGATTATCCAACGATATGTTGGTGAGCATCTGTTCAGTCCATCCTTCACATGGCCAAAGTATGAATTCAGAAAAAGGTCATATCAGCAATGGGCTGCATATGAAATCTGTCATCGAATCTTGGACAAGCCTTTTGATGATCCAATCACCGTCATCGAAAATTTCATGTTCGAGATGGCTATGTATGCTTGTTACGGCGAGGACGAGCAGCGTAGCTTTATATTTCAGAGTGCAGTCGAAACAGCTGAAGAATTAAGTCTACTATTTGTTTAACCGAAAGGAGAAAATCATGCCTAAACAAAGTTTAGCAAGCATTGCCAAAGGTGTACGGACGGCAATGAAAAAACATAGTCCTGAAATTCTCACCGGTATCGGAATTGCCGGCATGATTACCACCACTGTTATGGCGGTAAAAGCAACCCCAAAAGCTCTGATTCTGCTTGAAGAGAAAAAAGATGAGTTGGATACGGACAGACTTGAGCCGAAGGACATCATCAAGACAGCTTGGCCTTGTTATATTCCGGCAGCTGTCGTAGGCTCCATCTCTGTATTCTGCCTGATTGGGGCAAGCTCGACTAATCTTCGTCGAAATGCTGCGCTGGCAACGGCATATACCCTTTCGGAGTCGACTCTCAAAGAGTATCAGGAAAAAGTCGTTGAGACAATCGGTGAGAAAAAGGAACAGTCCATTCGAGACTCTGTGTCGAAAGACAAGATGGTTAAGAACCCTGTTCGAGAAGTTATTCTCACCGAAAGCGGCGGGAACACAATCTGTTACGATGTCTTATCCGGACGATATTTCAAGTCTGACAGGGATAAGATTACCAGAGTCATGAATGAACTGAATCGGCAGATGCGTGACGAAATGTATGTCACACTAAACGATTTCTACTATGAACTCGGTTTAGACGGAACCAAGATGGGCGATATGCTCGGATGGAACATTGATAAGGGTTACATTGACCTTGCTTTCTCGTCCCAGCTGGATGCAAATGGCACCCCTTGCCTGGTGATTGACTATCAGGTAGCACCAGTTTACGACTATCAGTAAATTTGCCGCGCGAAATTTACAACTTATTTAATGGAAGAACATTCCACAATTTCACACATTTGAAAGGAGATTTCACAATGAACAACAATGAGATTATGAACAACGAGGTCGTTGAAGCTACCGAAGAGGTTATCGAGAACGCTGGTTTGAGCAAGGGCGTAAAGATTGCTGCGGGTATCGGCTTGAGCGTAGTTGTAGGCGTGGTCGTCTACAAGTATGTAGCAAAGCCGGTGATCGCAAACATCAAAGCCCAGATCGAGCAGAAGAAGATGGCTGCTGAGGAGAATACGGTTATCTTGGAAGAATCTGATGTTGTCACTGAAGACAACTAAAAATGCGAATTTGAGAAGTTCGGATAAGGGAGAGTACCTGTAACAAGGTGCTTTCCCTTTTTTTCTTTATTTCTCGAAAGGAGGAAAAAATATGCAGCAGTATCAATACGACGGTCCTGTTATGCGATTCGATGATTGCATACAACATCGCTGGAAAGCAACTACTGTTGCTCCGACAGAAGCGAAAGCGAAGAGTAATCTCGCCTATCGATACAAGAAAGAAAACGGCTTGATGCCAAACACAAAAATTACTCTGCCCGGTAAGCTGATTCCGGCATAAGAAAGGAGATTACCCAGTGGAAGATTACAAGTCTAATTCTGATAAAGCTCGTCAGGAGCAGCAGTCAGAAAAGAAAGTTGAGGCGGTTATTACCGGGGCTGCAAAAACTCGAAAAAAAGGCGAGATGCAAAAATTTGCAGATGTATTTATTGCCGAGGATGCAAACAATGTCAAATCTTATATTTTGATGGAGGTTATTGTGCCGGCTGTTAAAAAGGCGATTTCTGACATTGTCACTACCGGTATCGACATGATTCTCTACGGCGAGGCAGGTCGCAGCAAGAAAAACGGAACCGCATCTAAGGTGTCTTATCGAAATTACTACGATCAAGGCGCAGACAGAGTGCGTGCTGGTTCTGCCGGAAATAGACGCAATACACCTGACTATGATGATATTCTCTTCGATACCCGCGGAGACGCAGAAGCGGTTCTCGATGCAATGAACGATATCATCAGCCAGTATGGAACAGTAAGCGTATCCGATTTCTATGATCTCGCTCGTGTTCCCAATGATAATTTCACTATGAACCGCTACGGTTGGACAAATATTGGCGGTGCAACTGCGGTACGGGTTCGAGACGGTTATATTCTGAAACTGCCTCGTGCAATCCCGCTGAATTGAAAGGAGAAAAAATAATGCTTGAATGCAAAATTTGTGGCACTAAATTCAATGCCGTTATCGAGAGACATTATCTTGCTCGTGATAACGGAAAAACTGGGCTGGCAGTTGCCTTTGGCTCTACTGCTGAAGAATGCCTGTATGATGCATTTGACTGCCCGATGTGTGGTTGCCAGGTAATCGCAAAAGAGCGTAAGCGTGATTATATTTCGTTTGTCAAGGAGGATGAAGATAATGAACAGATCTGAGACTCTTGATAAAGCAAAGGCTTGTGTATGCGGGCAGAGAGAGAACGAATACGGCTCTCCGGAAGATAATTTCGCCGCTATTGCTGGCTTTTGGAGCGTCTATAAAGGCGTTGAATTCACTGCAAATGATGTTGCCATGATGATGGCACTTCTTAAGATTGCACGAATCCGGACAGGCACGGCTACGGACGACAGCTATGTCGATTTAGCTGGATATGCTGCCTGTGGTGCAGAAATCAATTCCAACAAATAACGAAAAGGAGATTTTATAAACATGAAAAATAAGACTGAAATCATGAAGAGCGTGAACGGCGTGGCTTCCAAGACCGTTATGAAGCTTAAGAAACACAGCCCTGAGATTCTCGTTGTGGCTGGTATTGCCGGTACGGTCGTAAGTGCTGTCCTCGCTTGCAAGGCTACCACTAAGGTGGCAGAGATTCTCGATGAAACTAAGGGTACTCTTGATACTATCCATGAGGGTATGGAAACTGGCGCAATCAACGGTCAGGAGTATACGACCGAGGACGGCAAGAAGGACACGGTTGTGGTCTATGCTCAGACGGGAATGAAGCTCGCAAAGCTTTATGGTCCTGCCATCATTCTTGGTACGCTGTCCATTACCAGCATTCTGGCATCCAACAATATTCTTCGCAAGCGCAATGTTGCTCTCGGGGCGGCTTATGCTGCAATCGATAAGAGCTTCAAGGAGTATCGTGGTCGGGTCATCGAGCGTTTCGGCGAGCAGGTCGACACTGAACTGAAATATGGCATCAAAGCGAAGAAGTTCGAGGAGATCGAAGTTGATCCCGAGACCGGTAAGGAGAAGAAGGTCAAGAAGACTGTGATGGTCGCTGACCCTAATCTCCAGAGCGATTATGCTGTATATTTCGACAGCAAGAGCCGCAACTACGAAACCAATCCCGATTATAACCGCATGTTCCTCAAGGCACAGCAGGCATTTGCAAACGACAAGCTTCAGACCCGTGGTCACCTCTTCCTTAATGAGGTTCTGGACGATCTGGATCTTCCTCGTACCCCTGCTGGTCAGATTGTCGGTTGGACAAAGGATGGTCCGGACGGCTATGTTAATTTCCGTATCGTTGAGGTAGAGCGTGAGACCGAGGATGGTCGTCATGAGCCGGCGCTTCTGCTCGACTTCAATGTTGAGGGTAACATCTGGGAAAAGATGTAATCAACCACCTTCAGACTTGGACTGGGGGTGATATTTTTAATGTAAAGGAGTTTTAATAATGCGCATCAAACCACGAGCGATAGCCGCCGTTCTCTGCATGATATTCTTTATTGGTTTTGCAGTATGCGGTGTGGTTCGCTCTACAGATAAAGAAACATCGGAGATTAAGCAATCTTATCCAGTTCTTGCGGAGGCAGAGCCGGTGATTATGGCTGATCTTCTGATGGAGTCTCCTAACTTAACACCTGAGGTGAAGAATGAGCCGGACTATCCTCTTACACAAGAAGAAATCGACCTCATAGCACTCGTAACCATGGGTGAAGCTGAAGGAGAAACAGAACTGGGAAAACGCTTGGTCATTGATACAATTCTTAACCGTATTGACCATCCATCTTTCCCGGACACTGTGTACGATGTTATTTATCAACCCAATCAGTTCAGCGTGATGTGGAACAGCAGGATTGACCGTTGTTACGTCATGCCTGAGATTGTTGAGTTGGTAAAAGAAGAACTTTTGGAACGGACAAATTACGATTGTGTGTTCTTCATGGCCGGAGGATACAGCAAGTATGGTGAGCCTTTGTTTCAGGAGTGTTGTCACTACTTTTCGAGTTATGACTGAAAGGAGAACATAAAATGAAAGCTTTATTTTCGTACATTCTTTCCACTATGGCAGGGCTTTGCCTCGTAGGAGGCATTGCTGTTCTCTCCGGTGGAAAGGAGTAAATAATGGATATTCTGGATGACTTCATCTCAACCGTCGATGCCATGTTGGACAGTCGGCGGAAAAGACACATTATTGGCGGGATTCTTCTGAGTGCAGCATTGCTGTTCGGAGGTCTCGCCATTACTGTTGTTACAATTCAAACTGACGAGGAGGAATACGAAGATGAGTAAAACCGGTTTCGCTATGTTTCTGGCTGGAGCCACGGTAGGCGCCGCAGCGACATGGCTTTGTCTTAGACGGTATTACGAGCAGATTGCACAGGAAGAGATCGATTCTGTGAAAGCAGCATTTGCCGAAAGAAAGCCCGTAAACACTAATATTGCCAAGAATGAAAAGAGCAATGAAAAACAGAAGGAGAATCAGCATAAGGCAGATATTGCCAAGCTGAAACCCGACCTGGTGAACTATGCAGCTAAGCTCCAGGAAGAGGGTTATACCAATTACACGGAGCATAGCAAGAAAAATACTGAAGAAAAAAAGGATGAGCCTATGCCCAATGAACCTTATGTCATCTCTCCGGACGACTACGGTGAGAATGACAATTACACGCAGATCAGTCTGGTCTATTATGCTGGTGACGGAGTCCTTGCCGACGATGAAGATGAAGTCGTCGAGGATATCGAGGACACTGTTGGCGAGGACTTTGCTGAACATTTCGGAGGGTATGAGGATGATTCGGTCTTTATTCGTAACGATCGCCTGAGATGTGACTATGAAATTCTCAGAGACAATCGTTCTTTCTCCGATGTGGCGGAAGGCTCCAACTACTAATAGGAGGATCGAATGACTGAATTTGAGCTGAACAATGAATATTTTGAGTGGATGTGTCAGCTCGTATGTAACGAACGATATAGCCGGAGACTGTCTTATCAGAAGCTTCTCCGTCATCTGCATAATATTGATTTTCAATATATGCTGCCAATGGACGGAAATCGAGCTGAAGATGGGATAGATCTCCGGTATCGTTTTGGCTATGAAAAAGAATACGAGGGTCCTATGATTTCCAGTTATCTGGATAACCGCCCTTGCAGCGTATTGGAGATGCTTATTGCGTTGGCGTTTCGTTGCGAAGAACACATTATGACCGACCCGGATATTGGTAACCGAATGGGACAGTGGTTCTGGAACATGATTGTCAGTCTGGGTTTAGGGTCGATGAGTGATTCTCGTTTTGATGCGGCGTATACGGACGATGTAATATCTCGATTTATGAACCGCAAATACAAGCGAAATGGCGAAGGCGGTTTGTTTACCGTCGAACGCTGCAAGTATGACATGAGAACTGTCGAAATATGGTGGCAGATGAATTGGTATTTGGACAGCATCCTATGAAGGAGAATTACCATGATTCATACGCAAGTGTACGGGTTTTTCCAGACATGCTTACCCGACCAGGCGAAGGAGGTAAAAGAATACTTCCCAAATGGTAAAAACAGCATTCGAATTCGCAAAACCAACGGACAGGAATTTATATTTTCGTTGAGAGAGCCGAAGGCTTGGAAGTTTGAAACGATCGATCAATTTCTTGCCGACATGAAAGGAGAAAAGAAACATGGATGAAATGATTCGTTATATTTTCGGAAGTCTTCGCTGCTCCGAAACTGCGATGCGTGTGTTTGCTAAGACGCTCAGAAAACAGAGGTCTTTCAATCGCAGCACCGTCATGGTCGCCACGGTTATGACTGTGCACATGCTTATCCGGGACTTGGAGATTCGCAGTATGCGTGACGAGATCGGGAACCTTAAAAACGAAATCAAGGAGCTTAGAAAAACGGAAGGAGACTAAAGAACTTCGATGATCGACTTTTTAATGATTTCGACCCGTAGTACGAAGCGTGGTGTAATAGAAATCTATCCGAAGTTTATCATTAAGAAAAGCTCCGACCTGATGATTAGAGGCGGTGACTTCTATGCCATTTGGTTAGAAGACCGAGGTTTATGGTCTACGGATGAGCAAGATGCACTCCAGCTTATTGACCGGGAACTTGACAAGTATGCAGAGGAAAACCGCAAAAACTTTGATTCGAGTATTAAAGTTCTGCACATGTGGGATTCCGAATCCGGAATGATCGATTCGTGGCACAAATACTGTCAAAAGCAGATGCGAGACTCTTTCCACATGCTTGATGAGAAACTTATATTCTCCAATACTCCGACGAACAAAAAAGACTATGCAAGTAAGCGGCTGAACTACCCCCTTGAGGAAGGGACCACGGATGCATGGAATAAACTGATGTCCACAATTTACTCTGAAGAAGAGCGAACGAAAATTGAATGGGCTATTGGTTCTATTGTCTGTGGAGAGTCGAAAAAATTGCAGAAATTTATGGTTCTGTACGGTGCAGCAGGTACGGGTAAGTCTACAGTTCTGAACATTGTTCAGCAACTCTTTGAAGGATATTACTCGGTCTTTGATGCTAAGGCACTGGGTTCATCCAGCAACTCCTTTGCGCTGGAGGCATTTAAGACAAACCCACTTGTGGCGATTCAGCATGATGGCGATCTGTCTCGTATTGAGGATAACACCCGACTGAACAGTTTGGTTTCTCACGAACTGATGACAGTAAACGAAAAGTTCAAATCGACCTATGCAAACCGCTTCAAGTGCTTCCTGTTTATGGGCACCAATAAACCGGTCAAGATTACGGACGCAAAGTCAGGTCTCATCAGACGATTGATCGATGTGTCCCCTTCCGGAAATAAATTGAGTCCCAAGGAATACAAGGCGGTGACAAAGCAGATCGAATTTGAGCTCGGTGCGATTGCTTATCATTGTCAGGAAGTCTATCTGGAGAATCCGGGCAGATACGATGATTATATTCCCGTGACGATGCTCGGTGCATCTAATGATTTCTATAACTTCATTATTGATTCTTACCATGTCTTCAAGAAAGAAGACGGGACAACTCTCAAAGCCTCGTGGGAGATGTATAAAACCTATTGCGATGAGGCAAAAGTCACCTTCCCATTCTCTCAGAGGATATTTAAGGAGGAACTGAAAAACTACTTCCGGGATTATAAGGAGAGATTCAATCTCGATGACGGAACTCGTGTGCGAAGCTATTACATTGGCTTTCGAACCGAGAAATTCGAGGATAAGGCACTTACCGAGCAAGACGAGCCTGAGCATAAACTGATCGAGTTCTTAAAACAGAAATCGGTCTTCGATAGAGAATGCGCAGATTGTCCTGCTCAGTATGCTTCGGCTAAAGAGACACCAACTTCCAAATGGGATGAAGTTTCAACTAAGCTAAGCGACTTGACTACATCAAGATTGCATTATGTGAAAGTCCCGGAGAACCACATTGTTATCGACTTTGATATTCAGGATAAGGACGGCAATAAGTCGTATGAACTGAATCTCAAAGAAGCGAGTAAATGGCCGCCGACCTACGCTGAACTCAGCAAAAGCGGTCAGGGCATCCACCTTCATTATATTTATGCTGGTGATGTCAGCAAGCTCAGCCGAGTGTATGACGATCATATTGAAGTGAAAGTCTTCACCGGTAAGAGCTCGCTGCGCAGAAAGCTGACAAAGTGTAATGACTTGCCTATCGCAACGATCAACTCGGGTTTACCACTGAAAGGAGAAAAGCAAGTGATAAATTTTGAAGGAGTGAAGAGCGAGAAAGGGCTTAGAACGCAAATCAAGCGAAATCTGAACAAAGAGTACCATCCGGCAACAAAGCCCAGTATCGACTTCATTTACAAAATTCTTGAGGATGCTTATGCAAGCGGACTCAATTATGACGTGACGGATATGCGGAATGCTGTTTTGGCATTTGCAGCGAGCAGCACACATCAGGCGGATTACTGTATTAAGTTAGTCAACAAGATGCAGTTTAAGTCCGCAGACCAGTCAGCAGGAGCAAAAAATGATGACGCCAAGCTCGTGTTTTACGATGTTGAGGTGTTTCCGAACCTGTTCTTGGTGAATTGGAAAATCGAGGGCGATGGTAAGCCGGTGGTTCGTATGATTAACCCTACCCCGACTGAGATTGAAGAGCTGATGCGATTCCGTCTGGTTGGCTTCAACTGCCGCCGATACGACAACCATATTCTCTATGCTCGGCTGATGGGGTATACGAACGAACAGCTTTATAATCTCTCGACAAAGATCATCAACGGCAGCGCAAATTGCTTCTTTGGCGAAGCCTATAATGTGTCGTATACGGATGTGTATGACTTTTCCAGTAAGAAGCAGTCCCTTAAGAAGTTCGAGATTGAACTGGGTATTCACCATCAGGAACTTGGTCTGCCTTGGGACAAGCCTGTGCCGGAGGAGCTTTGGACTAAGGTTGCTGAGTATTGCGACAACGATGTCATTGCGACAGAAGCAACCTTTAATGCTCGTAAGGCGGACTTCACGGCTCGTCAGATTCTGGCAGATGTGGCGGGGATGTCCGTCAATGATACAACGAACTCGCTGACTACCAGAATTATATTTGGTAACAACCGCAAGCCTCAGGATCAGTTCAATTACCGTTTCATGGGTGACGAGAGTCAAATCTTCGACCCTAATGCGGATCTTCCGTTTACGATGGGGCTTGAAGACTACGACGAGTTCACACAGTTCGATAAAAACCATCGTCCCATCTTTCCTGGCTACACATTCGAGGGCGGTAAGTCCGTCTACAGAGACGAAGAAGTTGGTGAGGGCGGCTATGTATATTCTGAACCCGGCATGTACAGCAACATTGCTCTGCTGGATATTGCATCCATGCATCCGAGCAGTATCGTAGCGGAAGAACTCTTCGGACCGGAATACACAAAGCGATTCAACGAAATTCTTCAGGCTCGTATCGCAATCAAGCATAAGGATTTTGATAAAGCCAAGAAAATGCTGGGCGGTGCATTGGCTAAATACCTGACTGACGAAAATGCAGCGGCTGATTTGGCGCAGGCTCTGAAGATTGCAATTAACTCGGTATATGGTCTGACTTCAGCCGGGTTTGAAAATCCGTTCCGAGATAATCGTAACAAGGATAACATTGTTGCTAAACGAGGGGCCTTGTTTATGGTCAATCTCAAGCACGCTGTTCAGAGTCAGGGCTTTACTGTAGCGCACATCAAAACCGACTCCATCAAGATTCCGGACGCAACGCCTGAGATCATCAAGTTTGTGACTGAGTACGGCAAACTGTATGGGTACAACTTTGAGCACGAAGCAACCTATGATCGTATGTGTCTGGTGAACGATGCAGTTTATATTGCTCGATATGCTACGGTTGAGAAGTGCTGCGACCTGTATGGGAAAAAGTACATCGACTCTGCAAAAGATATTTGCAAGGAGAACAAGAAGCATCCGTATGCATGGACGGCGACTGGCACTCAGTTCCAGATTCCTTATGTCTTCAAGACGCTTTTCAGCAAGGAGAACATCGAGTTCGAGGACATGTGCGAGACGAAATCTGTGACGTCCTCGCTCTATCTTGACATGAACGAGGCTCTGCCGGATGTAAGTGCCCTTGAAGCGGAAAGAGATAAACTGTGGAAACAGATTACCGATTCTAAACGCATGACTGAGCCGATGCCCACGGAATGTGAGCGTGTCGAAGAACTAACGGACGAAATCGCCAAGGGTCACGACTACCACTTCATCGGAAAAGTCGGACAGTTCTGCCCGATTAAGCCTGGCTGCGGAGGCGGTATCCTGCTTCGTGAGACTGAAAACAAGAAGACGGGCGAAAAGGGTTATGCTGCTGCTACGGGTTCTAAGGGCTTCAGATGGCTCGAATCCGAGATGGTAAAACAGCTGGACAAGCAGGGTGACATTGACCGTGGTTATTATAACAACATGGTAGATGAAGCAATCAAGTCTCTGTCGGTTTATGGTGACTTCGAACGCTTTGCGGCAGACGAACCGTATGTTTCGGATAACACACCACCGTGGTTCGGAGCCGGCGAGCCTCATGAAGAGGATACTACTCCATTTGATGTGAGGTAACGCTTATGATTTTAATTCTGTTAATTGCTGTGCTCATTTATATTTTGTGCACGGCTGATTCCACCGAGTTCTATATTCCTAATGAGGAGTGCAGGACTTGTCCATTTCCATGCGATAAACGCAAAAATTGAAAGGAGAAACTAATTATGGCTTACAAAGCAGTAGACAACATCATCATCGAGAATGCTCGAATTATCTTCCGCAACTTTAAGGGTGAGGAGTCCAAGTACAATCGTGCTGGCTCCCGCAATTTCTGCGTGGTCATTGAAGATCCCGATATGGCGCAGAAGCTTATTGAAGATGGCTGGAATGTTCGTGTTCTGGCTCCTCGTGATGATGACGAGGCTCCTCGCCATTATATTCAGGTGGCGGTCAGCTTCGACAACATCCCCCCGAAGGTTATTATGATTACTCGTCGAGCTAAGACCCAGCTGGATGAGGAATCCATCGGAACTCTGGACTTTGCAGAGATCCGCAATGTTGACCTGACGATCCGTCCCTACAACTGGGAGGTCAATGGCAAAACCGGTGTCAAGGCATACCTTAAGACGATGTATGTCACCATTGAGGAAGATGAATTCGCTGAAAAGTACGCTGAAACCGAAGGACCTGAGGAGATGCCCTTCTAAAAGCGAATAGGTGCCAGCTTAATACATGTCTGGTTAAATGTCCAGTAAGGTCTCGATTAGGGGTGCACACCTATGACAGTAAGAGGAAACAGCCTATCCCCCCTTTTTTAATAACCGAAAGGAGGTAAAGCCATGTTGTGGCAGAAAAAGAAGAAACGCAAAAAGGCTACTAAATCTAAAGCAGTTACTCAGACTGCTCCTCATCAGCTGGCGGAAGAGCTTCCGCAAACGACTGAGCCTGAGGAAAAAGAAGAAACGCCAAAGCAAAAAAAGCCCGCTGGGAAAAAATGCAAAAAGGTTTTGTCTCCGGAAAAAGCTTTCTTAGATGCATTCGGACGGTTGACTAACCGGTATCGGGCTTGGGATGTTTGGCGTGACTTCATTACTATGTTCGCTTGTTCACTATCTAATCCTCTTGATAAGGAGCACCGGGATAAGCGAGAAGCGTTATATTTGGAAGTCATCAAAAAGTACAATAAGCAGGATCAAGAGTTGTTTCCTGAACTGGCTGCTCAGACGGTCTTGGCTTTGGAGAAAAATCCGGAGCAAGATTTTCTGGGCAGCATTTTTATGTCTCTCAATCTCGGCAACGAGCATAATGGACAGATCTTTACGCCGTATCATGTCTGTGAGCTAATGGCTGAAATGACGATGGACGACACGGTAAAAAAGGTAGAACAGGACGGTTATATTTCAATTAACGATCCGTGCTGCGGAGCTGGGGCCACATTGATTGCCGGAATCCACACTGCAAGGAAGCAGTTGGAAAAAGTAAACCTGAACTACCAAAATCATCTTCTCGTCGTTGCACAGGATATCGATGAAACGGTGGCGCTTATGTGTTATATTCAGCTTTCACTTTTGGGGGTAGCAGGATATGTAAAGGTCGGAAACTCTCTGACAGAACCGATGACAGACAACGACAATAAAGAGAACTACTGGTTCACGCCAATGTATTATTCTAATGTCTGGGTGCTGCGTCGGATCTTCGGAGGGCGCTGATGGCAGGCATATCACTTCGAGATTATCAAACAGATGCTGTTGAGAGAATGAAAAACGGCTGCATTCTCTGTGGCGGTGTCGGTAGTGGCAAATCCAGAACAGCTTTAGCCTATTATTACAAACAGAATGGCGGTAAGCTCGGCACAAAGAATTATATTCGGATGCCGGGTACGCCAAAAGACCTGTACATCATCACCACGGCGAGAAAAAGAGATACTTTGGAATGGGAGGGTGAGCTTTCGCCCTTCCTTCTCTCTGTTCACGCGGAAGTCAATACCTATAAAAATAAGGTCGTCGTTGATTCCTGGAACAATATCGGGAAGTATGCAACGGTTACGGACGCATTCTTTATATTTGATGAGCAGCGCGTTGTCGGTTCGGGTGCATGGGTAAAAGCATTTCTGAAAATCGCCAAGTTTAATGAATGGATTCTACTATCCGCGACCCCAGGAGACACATGGGAGGATTATATTCCTGTCTTCGTAGCAAACGGCTTTTACAAAAACCGTACAGCTTTCAAAGAAGAGCACATGGTCATGACCTGGGTGAATGGAAAGTATCCGAAAGTAGACAGATATTTGGGAGTGGGACGACTCATCCGGCTTCGTAATCGCATTCTTGTGGATATGGATTTTAAGCGGGAAACCTGTTCGCACCATGAGGATGTCTATGTCAGTTATGATGTTGCAAAGTATAAAGAGACAAGCCGTCTTCGCTGGAATCCATATAAAAACGAGCCAATTGTCAATGCTGGGGAGCTCTGCTATGTATGGCGACGCATCGTAAACGAGGATGAGTCCAGACAAATCGCTCTAATGGAACTGTTTGAGAAGCATCCTAAAATGATTGTCTTCTACAATTTCGACTATGAACTTGATATTCTGAAAAATCTCTACTATGGAGAAAATGTTGAGATTGCAGAATGGAACGGTCACAAGCATCAACCGATTCCAACTTGTGACAGTTGGGTGTATCTGGTTCAGTATACTGCCGGAGCCGAAGGATGGAACTGCATTAGTACGGATACCATTGTGTTTTACTCGCAGAACTACTCCTACAAAATTATGAAGCAATCAGCAGGACGAACTGACCGCTTAAATACACCGTTCAAAGATTTGTATTACTACCATCTGAAGTCCCGTTCCGGCATTGATTTGGCTATCAGTAGAGCATTGAGCGAGAAACGGAATTTCAACGAAACCAAGTATGTCGGCAGCTATAAACCCAAAGCTGCCTGAGAAAGGAAAAAAGATGATAACAATTGATGTCGCGGAGTATTGCTCTGCTTGCATGGACTTCGATCCAGATGTTCAACGACCGCAAAAAGCATACGGAATGAGTGAAGAGATCGTCATATCCGACACGGTCATTCGATGCTCAAATCGAAATCGGTGCAAAAACATTGAGCGATACCTGAGAAAGAAGGTGACGAACGATGGCGTTGGCAAGACTGACGAAGCAATGCCATGAATGTCCTTTTGTCGAGACCTGTGAGCACAAGGAAATGGAAGCATTGGGATATTTACCAGAACCGATTATGGCAGATGTCAAAGTCCCGGTTACTGCTGATATAGCAGCTCCCATTTTGAGAGAAACTGTAAGCCGTGTAGTAGACGGCAAAGTTGTAACAATGTATAAGGACGAGTTGGAGAAGATCCTTTATAAGGATTTATATTCTCATCTCGGACTTCAGATTGGAGGATAATATATGCCTGAATACGAAAAAGATACATTATATCGTCCAGAAACGAAGAAGAGTGGCAGCCTTGCTTATAAAATCGGGCAGGCTATCGCTATTCTGATGTCTTTGTGTGCCAGTGCGATTATCGTAGCTGCGACGATCAAGCTTATTATGTGGATTTTGTAAGGAGTTTTTGCAGATGAATGAAGAAAAGGAAGTCTATTTTGACCAGTATTGCAAATCGTGCAAGCACCACGGTCTTGAAGAGTCCAAAGACCCGTGCAATGACTGTCTCGCAGAACCAGGCAAAATCTGTTTATGAAATTGGTCGCATCCTTAAACAGGCACGGCTCGATCAAGAGTGATATTTCTGAAAGGAGAAAAGAAACATGAATCTTGAGGAGTTCAGAAAGGCACTTTCGTCAGATGCTACCGAAGAGAATACACAACTGAAAAGACAGTTGTCAGACCTTCAGACTGAATACCATGAAAAGCTTTCAAAACTCGAAAATGAAAACGATTCACTTAAAGAAAGTTGTCGGGTTTTATGCAATCGATGCTTTACTCTTACGAGAGGTGTTACTTGTCTATTTTGTGGTCTCGATTACCCCTGCCCTCATATGCCGGGGCTTGAGGAACAGGTGGCTATGGCTCATAAATTGAGAAAGGAGATCGAAAAAAATGGCTAATGGGTATCGTAATGCTCTTGTTCAGCAAATAAAAGACGCAGGTCAAGAACTTATCAACCGAGCTGAATCGATGGTGCATCCCGAAAATGATTTAATCACTGATTTTTCCATAGTAATCCATTTCGAGCAGCATGAGGTACCTACAATCGACTACACAACCAGCGTGGTAAACAAAGTTGCTTGCGATCGGGTTATCTATCAGAAAGGAGAATCCAATGTCTCAAAAATATGATGAATATCTGGAAAAACACAGGCAAGCTGTAAAAAAGGCTTATCAGTGGATTGCTGCTTATATTCCAGAACTGACAGATGTGGAGGCGACTCGAAATATTGAGTTCCATGATATGTCGAAGAATACGCCAGATGAGTACACGCCTTATGACAACTATTTCTATGGGGAGCAAACCCCAGCAATCATCGAGGCGTTTAACCGGGCATGGCTTATGCATATCCACCGAAACCCCCATCATTGGCAGTATTGGGTCTTAATCAACGACGAACCTAAAGAAGGAACTATCCTTATCGAAATGCCGTATCCATACATTATTGAGATGATCTGTGACTGGTGGGCATTCAGCTGGATTAAAGGTGACCTTTCCGAAATGTTTGCCTGGTATAAAGACCATGCCGATTATATTAAGTTACACAATAACACTCGTTCGATTGTAGAAGAAATTCTGGAAATGATTCGGACGAAGCTTGCGGAGGTAGAAAATGCTGAAAACTGAAAACGCCGAGGTTATAGGCTGGGAGCACGCCATTCGTGGTATGCGAAACCCTAAGAACTCTTGGGAGAAGAGTGATTCTAATTGGAGATATGTCGCTCCAGCTCAGAGGGAGAATCATATTTTGGCTTCTTACTCTGATGATAGTGAATTTTGGATTGGTCCGAATGATGCAGATTTGATGAACCGACTGAGAAATGCCGGTACCGATCATCGTAAGTTCATGCGGATGATTACCGTCTATCTCGACATCACTGCTCCGCTGTACTGGTGGAAGGAGTTTGATACTTATAAGGTTGGTACGGTTGCGAACTCGTGCTCGACGATGCATAAGATTGCGGACAAGGAGTTTACGCTGGAGGATTTCAGTCATGAACATTTACTGAGTATGGCTAATAATGATGCAGGCGACGCTCTTTTTCTCAATGATGCGAATAACATCCGGGTAGATGGCGATGACCTTCTGGGTTTAATAATCAATGTCCTTAACTACTACCGAGGAAGATATATTAAAACAAAGGACAAACGGTACTGGTGGCAGCTGATCCAACTTCTGCCAAGCTCTTATAACCAGCGCCGGACAGTCATGCTGAACTACGAGGTTCTGGCAAACATCTACAAGTCCCGCCGGAATCACAAACTCGACGAATGGCATACGTTCTGTGATTGGATTGAAAGTCTGCCATATTCTAAGCTTATTACTGGCGAAAAGAAAGGATGAAAGATGATGAAATTCGTAGTCAATCAGCTTCCTTATTACGGAGAGCTGTGCCCACTATGGACGATGTGCAGTAAAAACGCAAAGGAACATGAATGCCCAAGATACTGGGATAAATATAAAGTCTGCTCGGATGAAAACCCACATGAATGTGAGCACCTTATCGAGACGGAGAAACTCTAACAAACGGTTTCCTGCACGAAAAATACACCCCCTATTATGAAAGGAGGTAACGCACAATGAATTATTTTCTGGCAGTTAATGATCGGCAACTCGGCACTTGTTTGAGAATGCTGTTTGCTGAGAAACTTCAACCTGCTGTCCAAACCGTGTTGAACGAAAAGGGCAAGATTGAGTTTCACATCAGCATTGCAGCAGATCAGGAAGTGTTTGAAGAGCTGAACGAACGCTACAAGATCATGATTTCGTAAGTTACTCGATTTCAAAGGTAAAGGGGCCGTAACAAGCCCTTTTACTTTTGTTATATTTGTGGTAAAATACTACGAGGAGGCGATGTCAATGAAAGTCAAATCCAGAATGTCCTGTCCGGTTCGAAGAAAAGACGGCACATGGACAACTGTTATCAGAGAATTTGAGGAAGATATTCCGGATCTCGGACGGAAAGAGCTTATCTGCAACAAATGCGGACGCCCCGATTATCCGAAATGCAAGGAAACGGTTTGTGAAGCCTGGAAATACCACAAATCTAAAAATTAACAAGTCATGTAAGAGCTGAGGTTAAACCTTGGCTCTTATTTTTCGTGTAAAGGAGAAAAAACATGCTTGCCAGAGAAGCGACAAAAGCGGATATTCAGGCTGTTCGTGACCGTCTGCGGGAAGCAAAAGAACAACGTCAGCTTGATATTCAAATAAACCAGGCTATTGCACTGGTAAATCGTAATCACAGGAGGAAAAAATATGACACCGAACGATTATCAGCAGGCAGCTCTTCGCACAGCCCCAGGAGATTTACCGCCTGAGAAACTTCTGCTCAATGGCTTAATGGGACTGAACGGAGAAGCCGGCGAAGCAATTGATATTTTGAAAAAGCATCTGTTTCAGGGGCATGAGCTGGACACTGCACATATGGCTAAAGAGCTTGGAGATGTGGCTTGGTATCTCGCTGTAAGTGCAAACGCTATTGGGTATGACCTTGAAACCATCATGCAGATGAATGTGGATAAACTGAAAGCCAGGTATCCGGATGGTTTCGACGCTGAACACAGTCTGCATCGCAATCAGGATGATATTTAAGGAGGGTTTTCTATGAATGAACAATTCGGAGAAAAGGTAAAAGCTATTTTTGATAGTATTACCGTTCTTCAAGCAAAGGACAGCGACTTGAAACGAGATAACGCCAACATCAACGGTGACTCCCCTATGGGGGCTATGCTGCAATATGGTGCCAATACCGCCAAGGAGTACAATCTGGAGTATTTAATTAAACCTGCAATTGCAGAACTTCACCGCGATGGATGGATTCATATACACGATCTTGACTTCTATGCATGGACGACGACCTGCACGCAGATTGAGCTTCGCAAGCTCTTCAAGAATGGATTCAATACCGGACACGGTCATCTGAGAGCTCCAAAAAGCATCGGTTCGTATGCTGCTCTGGCTGCTATTGCCATTCAGTCGAATCAAAATGACCAGCATGGCGGACAGAGTGTCGTGGACTTCGATTATGCTATGGCCGAAGGTGTTCGTTACACCTATCAAAAATATCTGAAAGAAGGCTATGAGATTTGCGAACGCCTCAACGATCTGAAAGATAAAGCATGGATTCTCGACTATGCTATGGAAAAGACCACCCGTGATACCTATCAGGCTATGGAGGGGTTTATTCATAATCTGAATACCATGCATTCCCGCGCCGGCGCGCAAGTTCCATTCAGCTCTATTAACTATGGCACAGATACATCTTGGGAAGGTCGTCTTGCTATTGAACAGCTTCTGCTTGCTACGGAAGCAGGACTCGGTCATGGCGAAACACCAATCTTCCCGATTCAGATTTTCCGTGTCAAGGAGGGAGTCAACTATAATCCCGATGACCCGAATTATGACCTGTTCAAACTGGCGATGAAGGTCAGTGCAAAGCGTCTGTTTCCTAACTTCGCTTTTATTGACGCACCTTTCAATCTCCAGTATTACAAGCCCGGTCATCCTGAAACGGAGGTTGCCTACATGGGCTGCCGTACTCGTGTAATGGGTAATGTTTATGACCCGTCTCGTGAGATCGCTCCCGGCAGAGGTAATCTGAGTTTCACTTCTATCAATCTTCCGAGGCTTGCTATTGTGGTCGATGGCGATATTCCTCAGTTTTTCAAACTGCTTGACGGAATGCTCGACAAAACCATGCAGCAGCTTCTCGATCGATATGAGATTCAAGCGTCAAGAGTAGTTAGAAACTTTCCGTTCCTCATGGGAGAAGGCGTATGGATGGACTCTGACAAGCTTAGACCAGATGACGAAGTTGGAGAGGTATTGAAACACGGAACCCTCTCTATCGGTTTCTGTGGGCTTGCAGAGTGTCTTGTGGCTTTGACAGGGCATCATCATGGTGAAGATGAAGCATCCCAGGAACTCGGCTTGCGCATTGTTGGCTATATTCGGAACTATTGTGATGAGAAAAGCAAGCAGTTTGGTATGAATGTAACCTGTCTTGCTACTCCTGCTGAAAGCTTAGCTGGGCGGCTGCTTCGATCTGACAGAGAAAGATACGGAATTGTCAAAGGTGTTACCGACCGTGAATACTACACCAACAGCTTCCATGTTCCGGTATATTACCATCTCCCTGCACTTAAGAAAATCGATATTGAAGCTCCGTATCATGCTCTTACTAATGCCGGTCATATTTCCTATGTAGAACTGGACGGTGATCCGACCAAAAACCTTGTAGCTTTCGAACGAGTTGTAAGACACATGAAAGAAGCCGGCATCGGCTACGGAAGCATCAATCATCCTGTAGACCGAGATCCTGTCTGCGGTTATAACGGTATTATCAATGACACCTGTCCCTGCTGCGGACGGAGCGAGGCTGATGGAGTTCCGTTCGAACGCATTCGTCGCATCACTGGATATTTGGTCGGAACTCTTGATAAGTGGAATGACGCTAAGCGTGCGGAGGAGCGAGATCGTGTCAAGCATGAAGTTGATTCGAATTTCGGGGATTGAATCGGAGTCTATTGTTGACGGGGAAGGAATCCGGTATGTGATATTCACTCAAGGTTGTCCACATCATTGCCCCGGCTGCCACAATCCTCAAACTCACCCTTTCGGTGGCGGAAAACTCGTGTCGATCGAAGATATACTCGATGATATTTCAAAAAGAAAAAATTGGATAGACGGCATCACCATTTCCGGAGGCGAGCCGTTCTGTCAGATTTACCAGTGTGCTCTGATCGCTGAAAAAGCTCATCAAATGGGACTTAGCGTTTGGTGCTACACTGGTTATCTTTTTGAAGATTTGTATGGACAAGGCATCGAGCTTCTTAAACATATTGATGTACTCGTTGACGGCCCGTTCGTACAGGTTGAAAAATCGTTGGAGCTTGATTTCAGAGGAAGCCGTAACCAGCGAGTAATTGATATTCCGGAAAGCTTGAAAGAAGGCGTAGCAATCTTGAAACAAACTTAGAAGAAAGGAGTACCTGCATCATGGCGAACACTACTAATCCTCGACGAAATGCCGAAGGATATTCTGACCCGACCGCTTACGAAGCCCTCAAGAACATTGAGCGTGAAGAAGACGAAAGATTTCATAAGCTGCTGCATACACTGTTTTACTTGTGTGAGTTGGCCGACTTCGAGATCGAAGGTCGGATTATTCTGGTCGATAAACGGAACGGACGGGTTTGGAGATGAGAGAAATGAGTCCGTACATACTTGAAAATTGTGTAAATTTTAGCCCACTTTTGTTTGGCGGATTCGGGCAAAAGCCCGGTTTTGAAAAAATTTTTGAGCGTGTACGGACAATTTTCTTGAAAAAAGCCCAGAAAAAGTGGGCAAAAGCCCGGTTTTGAAAACCAAAAGTGGGCAGAAAAATTCGGAGGCATTTTCTGAAAATGGCACTTTTTAGGCGTTTTTTGCCCCAAAATGGCCGATTTGCGCCGATTTGAAATTTTTCTTGTGAAAAAAGCCCACTTTCCCACTTTTATTTCTTATTTAATTGCGATAAAAAGTTTTAATAAATATATAAATAGGGCGAGAAAAGTGGGCATTTGGCCAGAGGTCGGAACACATAGCACAAGTAGACTAAAATGTCAAGACTTTTTACTGAAAGTTCTTCCTTTTTCTTTTAGGCTGTGCTATACTATAAGAGCCACACAATCTAATATGATCAAGTCGTTTAGGGAAAACTGCTTTGGTAAAAAGTGTTTTCTCTCTTTACTCATTTCATTTGTCCCTTTGCGGCTTGATTGAGATTGTGTGGCAACAATGAGGGTTGACACTTTTTTAATGCCCTCGGAAAGGATGGGTTAATGAGATGAGTGAGAAGAAGTTGACAAAAAACACAAGCGGTAATATTGCTGCGGGAGTAGCCATGGCTGCGTCAATAGTGCCATTGGTAAAGCCGGCGATTGATGCTGTTCGTGATTATGCAGATAAAACTATAGAAGAACGAAAAAAGCTTGTTGCCGTACCTGTGTTGCATTCAAAAGAATATCCGTTATCTGTTGAACAAGCAGTCGAAATATTGGAAAGTTGCGGACTAAAAGCGACTCTTGTGAAGATGTCGACAGCCGATGCAAATATTCAGTATCGTCAGTGCTTCGATTCTCAAGTCATCAAAACTCATCCAAAGAGCAAAACCAAAGTTGAACGAGGAACAGCTGTTCTGGTTAAATATATACCTCAAGAGGTGATTGATGAAAGTCAAAGAATGTTTGATATTTCTGAGAAGCATAAAGAAGAACAACATCTTGAGAAAAGTATAAAGCGAACAGAACGGAAAGAAAACACAAAACGAGTGGTGAATGGAATAATCAGCACAGTGCAAGAGAGTGCCAAAAAGATTCCTTCCGCTTTTCACAAATCCACTGAAAAGGAGGATCACAATGAGCAAGAGCAATAGGAGCACAACAAAGAAGCGTGGCTTCGGCGGTTTGCTATTGGACTTTATTTTGGTGTTATGCACCGGTGGTTTATGGCTTATTTGGATTTTAATCCGATACCTCAGAAACAATAGCTGAGCTATTACAAAATATTTGACCGAGATACTTAAACGGTGTCTCGGTCTTTTTTATTATGCAAAGGAGAAAGTCATGAAATATTCTAAGAAAATCGGCACCAAGGAACATTACCTTCAGGTAAACAATCACATGGGCAAAATAATGGACAAGCTTCTGGAGAAGCATCCAGACTCTGAGCAAGAATTGAAGGAACTTTTTCTTGGAGTGCAGATACTCAATAACGAGTATATCCTGAAAAGCCATCCTGAGTTCTTATCTGATTGAGCCGCTAATAGCGGTTCTTTTTTTTATGCCTTTTCCGCCGCGCGAAAAAAACATGTCCTTTTATGAAGAGAGGAGTAAAAAAGCTATTTTTAAGAATAGACATTCTCTT